TGGGTCGTCAGCGGTGAGGTTGAAAGTACCCTCAAGGGTGAAAATCTGGTCCGCGCTGGAGAAGTCCGTGGCGGACGGGTCGGTGATGTCAACGCCACCGGACGGATATGCCTTCAAGGAGAGGGCGGCATTTCCGATGTGGAGGTCGTCGAGCATTGCGTGGGTAAGCGTAGCCATAGTGTCTATACTGCTTTAATGAATAAACGAAAAGTGATTATCCTTGCGTGAAATCCGAAGTCATCCGGCGTATCTCCGACGATTCGCGGGTGTCCGTCGATGAGGTACTTGTCAATCCAAAGCGGGAGACCTTCAAGAGCCTTTTGCATGACCGAGAGCCGTTTCGAGTTCTTCATCTCCAAAACATCGCGGGCGAACAGGTGTACGGCGAGGCGACATTGACCGAGTGCGGCCTTGTCCGTTATCCCCCCGGACACCTTCACGACAACAAAGTCGTCTATGGTGTCGTCCGTCGCCTTCGGGCGGTTATTCCAGACATGGGAGGAAACCCCCAAAGTCCGGATTGCCCCCGAAACGGCGTTCTCTATGTCGGTGATGTCAAAATCGTTCATCTATCAATCGGCTTGAAATACTCATTGAAGTGGTCTTGAATCTCATCTTGCGTCATGTCGAGGATACCCATCTCATAGTCAACCTCGAAATAGATTGGTTTCCTATTTCCGAATGCCATTGACATTGACGAGAGTATGATTCCAACCCATCCGTCCTTGTTAATTGACCTCGCGACATCCCTCAATTGGTCCTCCGCGTCACCTTGCCCATGCCTTCCTCCGTTCACTTGGATTCGTTTTATTTCCCGGTTGTGCAAGAGCGCCCACCCGTAGGAGTCGCCCGTTATCCGGTGTCCAAAGTGTTCGTGGTCGTGAATGGACAAGGCATATTGCACGGCATCGCCGAGGAGTCGCACCATTCCGTTCTCTATCACGGCATCCTTGTTGGCCTCAAGCCTTTTGAAAGCCTTTCGGACAACCGCATCATTCCTACTCGATAACAAAGAGGCCATTTGTGCGTTATTGCTTGACGTTATCCAACCAGAGGTTAGTTCCCCAGTTGTATGTAGTCATTTTAAGCACCTTGGCGCGGAATGTATGCGTATAGTCAACCATTTCGAGAACGGTTCCGGTCGCGAGTTCCGTCAAGAGCATCGGAGTGGACACCTTGTAGTCCGCAACGATAACCTCTCCGGCGGTTTTCAAGCCACCGGTAGATGTACGGTATCCCCACGGCATTTCCTCCACCGTTTCGGTTTCAACCGAGCCGTCTGCGCGAAACCGGGGATTCCATTGGGGGTCATATACCGCTTTTTCAAGTAGTTTACGACCGTGGACCGGCTTTCCATCGGCATCCGTAATAGGGAGTCCGTTCGCGTCAAGCGACTCGGAAAGAACCGTGAAGGTATGGGGCCAACGGGGATTATACATCAGTAGAGAGGTTGCATTCGGATTTTCGGATTCGGGTCGGTGAATGGCTCGTCCCATTTGGCATAGAGGTCTTTCGCCATTTGCATAAGAGCGTCACGGTTAAGCACATTCTTGATAGCCACATAGTGAGTCCATCCACCGTCCGATTCTCCTTGCGTTCCTGACTTCGTAGAAGAAATGGCCGCGCCGTAGTAGGCATCGGCAAGGATAAGGTCGCGGGTGCGCTCGTCAACATCACCGACAAGCGTTTCATCGTCGTCCACGCCACGGTGAAGGAGCGTGGCGAAAATGAAATCGTCGGAGTAGTCGATGATGGGTTCGGTCTTTGCCCGGAACCATCTTACCAAGGTCATGTTATCTGCGATGCTTGCCATTTCTTTCTTCGGATTACACGCTTTTCAATGAACTTTTAGGCGTTCGGGTAGAGATACCACATGTACTGCGGGGAGGTCGGGATGACGAGCGAGGTCATTTCCGTGTTGAAGGATTGGCACTTCTTCACATAATCGACACCCACGGTAAGGAGTAACTTACCACCGTAGAAGGAACCGTATTGGCCTCCTTCGATAGCGATAGGCTCAACGGTCTTGACAACACCGATTTCGCCGTCAGGGACGAACACCCAGACATCCTTCTCGAACGCATCCACATTGGCGCGTGTGAAAGCCTTTTCGGTCTTGTCGATGCTCTCGATGGGAACGAGGGAGTCGATGGCCTTGATGGGAGCGCCGATGATGGCTTCAAGACGGGACTTGAGGACATCGTAGGGTTGGATTTTGGCGTAGGCGAGTTGGGCGGTGCTATCGGAAGCGGGGAGCATCGAAGTACCGATGACGGAAAGAATCTTGGAATGTCCAAGGCACTCCTTGAAGTAGTCGATGTTCACCTCGAAGTGGCCGCGAATACCCTTGTTGCGGGCGACCTTCACCATGTCTGTGAGGTTCTTGAGCGGGTCGGCGCTTCCGCCTTCGTGCGCGGTGTCGTGGGTGGAGGAGGTCCACCAACGGGTCGCGTCGGCAGGGAGCGTGGTGACATTCGCGGAAGGGATGTGGTAGTCGATGACGACATTCTTGATACCCTTCGGGTTGTTAGTCGCGTTGATGGCGAACTTACCCTTGGAGACGGCTTGGTGGCGCTGATAGGTGAGCGCGTTGGTGTGACCGCCAACGAGGTTGTCCACGGTGATGAACAATTGCTGGTAGGCGATTTCCGCAATCTGGGCGCTGGTCGCGGACTTGCGGTCCTCGATGAGACGCATCTTGCGGAGTTTGTCCTCGTTGAAGTATTCCACCTTCTTCATGCGCGGAATCTTGCCCGTGTAGGACTTGAAACCGGGAGTTCCGTCCGGGAGGGCCGGGGAATCGAGGTCGTAGTATTGTGCGGTGGCGTTGAGGCCGAGTTCGCCGACGATTTGCTCGAAGGTGAAATCGACTTGCATGAACGGCTCGAAGGTGAATCCGTCAAGTTGCAACTTGTTGTACTTGAGGGCCATCGTGTTGTCCATGAATGTTTGGATGCTCTCACCGGGGCCGAGGGCGCGGGAGAGGAGGTCGTAGAACTGAATATTGTAGGTATCCATAGTGTATTCTCCTATTCGTTAAAGGGTTAGACAAGCACTTGGAGGACACCCGGCACGGCAGCGGCCATTTGGCTCTTTACTGCGGCGGAAGGGGTCAGTTCGACGAGCAACCCCTCGTGATGGTAGCGGACAACCGCGCCGGTAGCCGCGATGGTGTAGGTGTTGGCATCACCGTCGAGGTCGCCGAAGTAGATGTCGTTGTAGAGGTAGCCGTTCGGCTTGACGGCGAGGCTCTTGGAGGAACCTGCGGCGACGGCGGAGGACAGGGAGATGGCATCACCCGCAGAGACGGAATCGACCGTGGCGGAATGCAGGACGGAGACGGCATAGCATCCCTCGTTGTCACCAGAGGTGAGCAGTTCGACGGACGCGACGGCGGCGGCCTTACCCGTGGAAGTGAAGGCGGAGCCGACCTTCATGATGTAGTCGCCGACGGCGGGGATTGCGCCGTTCATGTCCTTGATGGTGATGACATCCAGCGTCTCGGAACCAGTAGCGGCGGCGAAGGCCACCACTTCCCAAGCGAAGAAGGGCTTGATGATTTTGTTGGCGAGTTCGACGGGAGCGCCAGCGCCAAGGAAGAAACCCTTCGCGGCGTAAGCCTTGTCGAGAGTGCCACCCACGGGAACCGGGGTCACGACACCAAGCCACACCGGGACATGGCTCTGGCCGACTTCGTTAGCGGCGGAGCCAAAAGCATTGAAAGTGCTAAATTTAGGCATAGCGTTGTTGGTTAATGGTTACTTTTCTTTCGAGGGGAGAAGCCCTTGGTCGCGGAGGAAATCGTTCTTGTGCGAAACGGCGGTTTTGGTATCTCCGAATGCGGGAGTTCCCACACCGGGCATCGGGCCGTCGCCGAATGTCTCCTTGTAAGAGGCATTGTATTCCCCCTTGAGCCTTGCGACCGCCTCATCCATCGTCTCCTTCTCTCCGAGGTCGAACCCCTTTAGAGTCAGATTGAGGATTCCAGCGTTCGTGCATCCTTCGGCCTTCAACTTCGACTCCACCGTAAGGCGGGCCGCTTTCATCGCCCTCTCCTTGTCCTCCTTGGCAAAACGGGCCAAAATCTCCTCGTTTTGCTCACGGAGTTTTGTCACCCAATCCGGCTCGTCCGGCTTCGGGTCTGGTTTAGGGTCCTGCTTCGGGTCGTTTTCCGGATGCTTCTCCTTGTAGGCGTTGAAGTCTTTCTCCAATTGCGCCGCACGGTTTCGCAACGAATCGGATTCGCCTTGGAACGCCTTGAGCAGATTCTTGGTGTCCTCGGATTTGATTACACCGTCCATCTCCTCATCATTTGTGATGGTTTTTACGAGGAATGAGGCAACCCCATCGAAAGCCTTGTCGCCCAACCCCATCTTCGCGTACTCGGTTTTGAGCGCATTCTTGATTTTTTCTTTCATTTTCAATGAACTTGTGTTAGGTTATACAAATAGCCCGAAGCGGAACCCACGACGGGATTTCAACTTCGGGCCTATTGGTTATCGCGTAACTCTCGTTAGCCTCTATGTGCGCTCATAAAGGCGCTATCGTATGTCTTGCAATTGTATCTCGCTGACCCGCTTGCAATTCGGGCAACGGAATGACAAACGGAGCGTACCGGATAGTTCTTGGACCCGCACGGGAAACCGCTTCCCGCACAAGGGACAACTTATTTGAACACCCTTATTCGCTCCTTTTTCGTCCATGCACGGCAAAAATATATCGGCAAATGGAATATCGCGGTAAATATTTTCCGTTAAATTCCAATTATGCTTGCACTTTTGCGATGATGAATAATCCGACCATACTTGACGAGCGCCAATACCTCGACCCCGTGTTCCTACAATACGGGATGGAGGTGTATTCCAACGAGTATATCGAAATGCTCCGGGCGGAGAACTTGGAGCTGAAAAAGAAGGGCAAGCGGACATACAACCTCATCCCACAAGCCGGTTTCCAAGAGAATGTCTTGATTAGCGAGGCGGACATCATCATTTGTGGCGGTGTCCGTGGCGCGGGAAAGACCGCCGTCGCGCTCATAGGCGCACTTGAATATGCCGACAACCCGGATGTGAACCTTTACGGATTCCGCCGTTACGAGGCCGATGTCAAGAGAGGCATCTGGAAATCGTGCAAGCCGCTATTCCGTGGATTCGCCAATTTCGCCGACACGTCATTCGAGGCGAAGTTCTTCAACGGGACCGGTGCGACGATGAAGATGGAACACCTCGCCGACCTCTCGAAAATCAAGGACCGCTTCCGTGGAGCGGAAATGCCGTACATCGCCATCGAGGAGTTGGCGGAGTTCACGAAGGAGTCCATGTCGGTCATCTTCGACCTCATGGGCTCCAACCGTTCAACCGCCGGTGTACGGCCCCGATTCATCTGCACATGCAACCCGGTAGGCCGTTCCAACAAACTCCGTTGGTTCCTCGATTGGTGGATTGACCCGGTGACGGACGAGGCCATCCCTTCCCGCTCCGGGAAGATACGCTACTTCTGCCGCTACGGTGAGGACGTCATGGAAATCGCATGGGGAAACACCCCGGAGGAGGTCTTTGAGAACCCCAACGCAAGACGGAAGATAGAATCGCTCACCGACCATCCGGACGAGGAATACACGAACTTCATCACATCCGTCACCTTCATCGACGGCGACTACGCGGAGAACAAGATTCTCCACATAGCCGACCCGAAATACATGAACCGCATCTCCTCCGGCGGCTCAAAGTCGGTCATCAACGACATCCGGGGTGTGTGGCGCGACGTGGACGATACCGGTGCGCTCGTCACGATGGACGACATGAACAACTTCTTCGACGCACCGGCGCAAGTGAACGGAGTGCGTTGCGGGGGAGGGGACATCGCCCTCCGGGACGACTGGCTCGTCTTGTGGGCGATGGACGGTATGCACATCATAGACCTTTTCGCCAAGCGCTATGTGACCTCCGAGGATGTAATCCCGATTATCCTCGAGTTCTTGAAGAAGAACGAAATCCCGAAGGAGAACTTCGCGTTCGACGTGAACGGCATCGGGAACTGGCTCAAGCAATCCGAGGAGTTGAAGGGGTGCTTCGGTTTCGACAACAAGGCCCCGGCGAAGGACAAGACCTCCTACAACACGCGCAAGTCCGAGTGCGCCGGTATGCTCGTGGACGCGCTCCAAAACGGCAAGTTGAGCATCGACGAGGCCATCCTCCGGAGGACATACACGGAGAAACGGATTCCGTTCACCATCCGGGAGAAACTTGTCGAGGAAAGGCTCGCCCTCAAGTGGAAGGACGAGGAGAACCCGAAGGCGCTCATCAAGAAATCCGACATGAAATTCATCATCGGTCACTCCCCGGACTTCATCGAGGCTTTGATGTATTGCTTGGACCGCGTAGATAACGCGAAGAAGGCGCGAAAGGTCAGACGCGGGGATTGGAGTTACTTTATGTAAAATGCGATAAATCAACAAGATATGAGACTTACACCATCCATCGGTGCTATGACACCGGACCAAATCATCCGGAAGAAGCCCTTCTCCGTCCCCATTCCGCCCGGAGTAATCGGTGGGACGCAACTCATCAACGCCACGGGCATCTACACCATACCGCTCGATGACGTCATGCGCGAACTCCGTACGCAAAGCGACTTCATCCGCCAATTCTACCCGAC